AGTTGAAATCAAAACAACCAAAAACGACAATGATGTTGTTAAAGACAATAGCCCGTCGGCTGTTAAGACCACTCATTCGTACCTAAAAGACCCAGTATCATGGATTCCGACTAAAACTATGGTTACCAAAGAACCAAAAAAAGTTAAACCGGAAATACAATATGACACTCACGGTCGAAAAATCACACCAGATAAACCTCACCACAAACAATAATTTACTTTAATTCATTTTTAGTATATAATTTTTTATATTAATTGATAGGGCATTTATATCATGGTAATTGAAATGAAAGAATTAGTAAACACATTGTCTGCATTTAACCAAAATCAGTTAGCCGAATTTACACATCTATTAGCAAAACAAGATTTAGAGATTGCTGAATCTATTGCTATCCGTTTAGGATTTGAAGTTGAAGACAACTCACAACAGTTTTGATATAATATTAAAGTGGGTAGCCGTTGCTGTTGTTTTAGTTGGAGCATTGCTAACTAGCTTACAAATTATACCTTATAACATCTATGTGTTAAATTTAGGCACGTTATTATATTTGACTTGGTCTATTAGAATTAAAGAAAAGAGTTTAATTGCGGTGAATGTTGGGCTATTAGGTATATACATTATTGGTCTTTTTATATAGGAGAAGTTATGAAAACAGATAAGAACTTTAGATTGTCAAAAAGCGCAAAGCGAATTCTTGCGGCAATATCGGATAAGGAATCTCGTCGAGTTTGGAAAGAAGCATTTATCCAAGCAGAAACAAATAATGCCGGTAGAGCTGTAATGAATTACGATGTAAGCCCTTCCGGTAAAATTCCACGTAAAGTGTTGGAGAAACCCGATGTCAACTCTTGATTTTGATACCGAAGATACACAAAACTGGCTCAAAGGTCTTCTTAAAGGCACAACAGCCGAAATCACATTTACTAAAGTTGACGGCAGTGAACGAGTTATGTTATGCACTTTGAATGAAAGTGTATTGCCTAAGATTGAAGTAAACGAATCAGATGAACCAAAACCGGTAAAAGTTTTGAGCAATGAAGTTTTAAGAGTTTGGGATGTAGAAAAAGAAGCATGGCGTTCTTTCAGGTGGGATTCCATTAAAGCGGTTAATTTTGAATTGTAATTTTATATAATAGGAGTGTAGGTAAATGATTAGTAATCCGGCTGACCGTAAGAAGTTTAATGACGCATTGCAGGAAATCAGTAATAGTATGACTCGAGTGTCTGCAGAAAAAGACTTGATTAAAGATATAGTCAAGGACTTGTCTGATAGTTTTGAGTTACCTAAAAAGACAGTCAATAAGTTGGCTCGTATCTATCACAAACAAAACTTCACCCAAGAGGCCCAAGACTTTGAAGAACTTGAAACTCTTTATGAAGAAGTTATTAAACTTGCATAAAACTGTTTACTTTAATTTGTGCTTGATATATAATGTATATTATTGAGTCAAGGAGACTATTATGGTAACAGATGTACAAGCAGAACGTAAACGTAAAAAAGTAGAACGTGCAATGGATATGTTGAGAGGCACATACCGGCGCCCCTACAGTTTCGAAAGATACTTATACTTACGGATATTATGAAAGCTCTTAATTGGTACAATGCCAATGAAGAAAATAAGACTATTCGTAAATATGCATTGGCATATATTTAAGCATTTAAAACGAGCCGATTTAAATTATGCTTTTGGTGAAGCCGCTGACCACGAACTTAGACAAATTGGTATTATTGGTCGTCTTATTATGACTGGTCAATATATTTCGCCTGAGCATAATGACCGCATTTCCGCAAAAATGGATGCACTTAAAGATAAATATGTTAAAGGACAGGAGTATACTAATGATGGTGTTGGTAAAAAACTAACAACATCAACTGTATCTGTCCAGGACCGTATTCAAGAAGCAGCATTCAAATTTGCCGGAGAAATAGATGAACACATCGATGACTTTGTTAAGAACAAGTCTTCAGAATTCTCAACAAAGAGTTATCTATTATCTAATGCAGTCTCGGGAGCGGTCGCAAAGCGAATCGGAGAATACTTCCAACCACTCGAACGAGAACTTGCCGAAGCCGTCGCTGGACAAGATGAACAACTAAACGAAGGTTATTCATACTTTACCAAAGCTCAATTAAAGAAATTCCACGAGTTCATTAAAGGTATTATTGCGGATTGTAGCCAACAGGTAGTATCCGTTAAATCAGCAAGAATGCCACGTAAACGTAAACCCGTACCACCTACTAAATTAGTTCAAAAACTTAAGTATCTTAAAGAGTTTGCTGAACTTAATCTTAAGTCAGTACCACCAACTGATATCATCGGTGCTAATGAATTGTGGGTATACAATACCAAGTATCGTAAGTTGACTGTGTATAAAGGAGACTTATCGGTAAAAGGTACTACTATTATAGGTTATGAAATTGCTGGTTCGGATACCAAGACTCTTCGTAAACCCGAAGAATATTTTAAGGATTTACAAATTGGTAAACGACCTTTGGCCGCAGCATTTAAAACCATTAATGCAAAACCATCCACTCCAAATGGTAGAATTAATGCTGACTGTATTTTGATTGGAGCATTTAAATGATAGTTTTAGACTACAGTCAAGTGGCTATAGCTACAGTATTTCAATTTTCAGCAGACCTTAAAAAGACTTCTGATGATAAAGAAAAAGCGGTCAATATTATTAGACACGCGATTTTGTCTTCATTAAAGTTTTATAAAAAGAAATATGGTAAAGAATACGGGGAAATGGTAATTGCCTGTGATGGTAGAAATTATTGGCGTAAAGACGTTTTTCCATATTACAAAGCTGGTAGAAAAGAATCACGAGAAAAATCTGACTTAGATTGGAAACTAATATTTGATACTATTGCAGAAATTCGTGAAGACTTAATTCAACATTTTCCGTATAAAGTATTACATATTGATAAGGCTGAGGCAGACGATGTTATTGGTACATTAGTTAAGTGGGCACAAAATAATGCATTAGTTACTCAAGGTCTTATATGAAGAGGCACAAAAGATTATAATTATATCATCTGATGGTGACTTCAAGCAATTACAAAAATATCCAAACGTTAAGCAATGGTCTCCAATGCAGAAAAAGTTTGTTGATGTAAAAGACCCAAAAGAATATTTAATGGGTCATATTACTAAAGCTGGAGATGATGGGATTCCAAATGTGTTGTCTGCTGATAATGTGTTTGTTGAGGGTATTCGTCAGACGCCAGTTATGAAGAAACGACTTGAAGAATTTTTAGAGAAGGGCATAGACGCTTGTCAAAACGAAACAGAAAAACGTAATTGGCAACGTAATCAAACTTTGATTGATTTTGATTTTATTCCAGAAGATGTGTCTAATTCTATTATAGATATATACATGAATCAGAAAGTAACTGGAACTAAGAGTACAGTTATGAACTATTTGATTAAGAAAAAATGTAGACTTTTGTTAAACGAAGTGGATGACTTTTAAGGATTAAACTATGACCAAATATATACCAGAAACACTTAAAGAAATTAATGATAACCCTAAACTAATTGAAACCATGAAGGGTGATGCCGCATTAACATTATTGTTCAAGCATGCATTTGACCCAAACTTCAAGTTTGTTCTGCCAGAGGGTGATGCTCCATATAAACCAGATTCAGCGCCTATCGGTATGACTCCGGCAATTTTTAAACAAGAACTAAAGCGTCTATATGTGTTTTGCCGAACAGACTTACCGGCAATTCGTCGCGAAACTTTATATATTCAGCTATTGGAAAACATTCATCCGTCAGAAGCTGAAATTTTGGTTGCGGTTAAAGACCAAAAATTAACTAAAATGTATCCAAAGATTACTCATGAATTGGTATATAAAGCTGGATTTGTACAAGTTCCTCCACCAGAAAAAAAGGTGAAGGAAAAAAAGCCAAAAGAGGAAACTGGCAAATTAAAAAAAATCCAAGGAGTAGCCGCCTAAAGGAAGAACCAGCTACTCCAGTAAAGTCTTTCTTCCAAAAATTGTTCGGCTATTTTAAGGCAGTTTAAGTATGAATCCAGATATTCTTATTAACCAAGAAGCAAAACTACAACCAATTACTGATATAGCATCAATATTAGGTATCGATAATTTAGTAGAACCATATGGTAAATATAAGGCTAAAATAGATTATACTAAAGTTACTAATAGTCGCGATGCAAAACTAATATTAGTAACTGCTATTAATCCTACTCCATCTGGTGAAGGTAAAACGACTACAACAATTGGTCTTAGTGATGCATTAGTTCTTCTTGGAAAAAAGTCTATTGTGTGTCTTAGAGAACCTGCAATGGGTCCAGTTTTTGGAAGAAAGGGGGGAGCCACCGGTGGAGGATATTCCCAAGTAGCTCCAATGGAGGATATTAACTTACATTTTACGGGCGATTTTGCTGCTATTGCTTCTGCACACAATCTTTTGGCTGCTGTAGTACATAATCATATCTATCAAGGTAATGCTTTAGGCATCACCGAAGTAACTTGGAGACGAGTTATTGATATGAATGATAGAGAATTAAGAGAACAATTTGATATTGTAGTAGCATCAGAGGTTATGGCTATTCTATGTTTGGTTAAAGATATAGAAGAACTAAAGGAACGTTTAGGAGATATTACTGTAGGATATAGTAATGATAAACGAATTACAGCTAAAGACCTTAATGCTAATGGTGCAATGACTGTATTATTAAAAGACGCTATTAAACCAAACCTAGTTCAAACACTTGAGGGTAATCCAGCATTTATCCATGGTGGACCGTTTGCTAATATTGCTCATGGGTGTAATTCTATTATTGCTACTAATTTAGCTATGCAACTTGGTGACTATGTTGTAACTGAAGCAGGATTTGGTTCAGATTTAGGCATGGAAAAATTTATTGATATTAAATGTAAGGCTGCTGGGATTGAACCAGATGCTGTAGTGTTAGTAGCAACAATTAGAGCGCTCAAACACCATGGTAATGGGGATTTAGCTTTAGGTTTTTCTAATTTAAAAAGTCATATTAATAATGTAACCAATGTATTTAATCTTCCGTGTGTTGTATGTATTAATAAATTCTTTGATGACACCGATGATGACTTAAACTTAGTAATTGAAAAATGTAATGAGCTAGGAACTAAGGCTATAATTTCGACACATTGGAAACATGGGTCAAAGGGAGCAATTAATCTTGCTGAAGAGGTAATTTTGGCAGTTGAAAGCAAAACCGAAAAAATGAAGTTTGGTTATAGTGATGAATTGGTATGGTGGAAAAAGGTACAGACTCTTGCCAAAAATATCTATGGTATTGAGTCATTGGCAATTCCTTTAGAAGCTCAAGTTAAATTGAGAGATATTAGTATTGAGTTTCCATCTTGGCCCGTATGTATTGCTAAAACCCCTGTTTCTTTAACTGCTGATAGTAGAAATTTAGGAAATAAAAAACAATCAGTCGGATGGGTCAGCGATGTTGAAATTAGAACTGGTGCTAAATTTTTTGTTGTGAAGCTAGGCAATATTTTAACCTTACCGGGTTTACCTGAAATACCTAGTGCTGAACGTATAGACTATATTGATGGAAAAATAATTGGTCTTAGCTAAAAACTTGTTTACATTAATTTATTTTATATATATAATAGCTACATAAGTTGATTAATTGAGAAGGAACTAAATCATGGATGCACTAAAAGTTGGCGATAGAGTTAGATGGATTGCTGCTGCTGGTAGATTAAGCGGCGTTGTTTATGATATTAGATTAGCTAAAAATGCAGCTAACAACTTGATTCCATGGGTTATGATTAAATCCGACTGGGATGTGAAAACAACATTATGTGGTACAGTAAATGGATTAGCAGCGATGAAAGTTGAAAAGATTTAAATAGCAGTTTGCTTTAGTATGTTGTACATTTAAGACTGACGGCGGCAAACGTTAGTAGGTCTTAATCTGTGTTAGTTTACGAGCCTTTGCTGAGGTCACCGGAACTGATAGTGGTGTTAGTTTAATGGTAGAACTCTCTCGTCAAGAGGGTAGCGTTGGTTTGATTCCAATACACTGCGTACAGACGTCAGCCTTAAATGTATAATTTGGAGTGGAAGCATCAATGGTGATGCACTGGACTGTAAATCCGGCGCTTATGGCACGACTGGTTCGATTCCAGTACACTCCACCAAAAATAATTTAAAAATATTTTCAAAAATATGAAAAGTGAGTATTTTTTATTATAAATAGTTTTGAGTTCTCAAAGAAGAACCGTTCCCAAGAATAATAATAATAAAGAGGAATAACTCCAATGCGCACCAAAAAAATCAAGACGACCATCGTCAAGAAAATCTCATATGACGATTATGGTATCATAATTGAACCAACTCTATTGATGATGTTATTAGAGTACGCCAATGGCGATACTGCGACTAATGGTCATTTATACGAAGTAGTAAAAAACTCCCAAGAACTTTCAAAAGATTATAATGTGCTGACTCCAGAGCATTATGACCATCTTGTTATGCCTAATAATCCCGGATATTACGAAGAAACTGTAGTGACAGAAGAAGTGCCAGTTGAGGTAGTTCCTGAAGTTATAGAAGAACCGGAAGTAGTGGAAGAACCGGAATTTATAGAAGAACCAGTTAACACTTCACCGCAGACTCCGCTTATCCGAATTTAAGATTTGAAGCAGTTGTTATGCAAAGTGATTGAATACATCATTAAATTTCTCAATAATTATAATAATAAAAAGGAGAAAAAGATGTACGGTTACCCATACTACGGACGACATTATGGTCGTCACAGGGGTCATTGTTGTTCTCCCTGCGGATATTATGGCAGGTATTACAGAAATGATTATTACCCAAGATATCGGTCGTATTATTATGACCCATATTATTGGTAACGCAAAAAGGTTCCATTAAGAGAACCAAAATGAATTTGGGATAAACCCGAATCGGTTGCGGTGACGAACACCGTGTTTAAGGAGTGACTATGCCAGAAGAAATTACAAACACGATACCTAATCAGGAGTCTGTGATTCCAGCAGTAGGTGTGTCACGCCAAATTTTTCCACAACAACAAGAAGAAGAAAAGGAAATTAAAATGGCTGAAGTAGATACAACAATGTTATCACAACAAATCGGTGCCGAGGCATGTAGTCTCCATCGAGGACAAGGCGATATTCGCCGTGAGCAAGCAGTTGGTTTTGGTGATACTCGTTATGATATTGCATCAGAGCACTGTAAAACTAATGATATTGTGCGACAAGAAGGTCAAGAAAATGTTATGGCCACCAAAGACGCGCGCGATGACATTTCAAATGTTGTCGTTAATTCCGGCGACCGCGTAAGCGACCGTCTAATGGAATTGCGCGGTTTAACTGGGCAACGTTTTCATGAAGTTAGCCACGACTTGGCAACCGTTTTACAAGGTCAAGCTACATTAGAAAGAGATGTTGAACTACATGCATTGAAAACTCAATTAGATGCTGCTAAGAATACAACTTATCTATCTGATAAGATTACAGCTGAAAATGAGAAGACTCGTGATTTGATTAATGATTTGAAGTACCATGACTTGAATCGTGGACTTATTGAGCGTAATACTGAATTGGTTGAGTGTCACAGTGACGCACGTCGTTGGAGACATGATGCTGAACAAAATCAATACGCTGCTCAATGGGCTCAATTGCAGTCTCAAGTACAAGCTTTCCAAAGCCAACTACAAGAGACTCGCCAAGGATTGGTCAACTTTGGTACTATGTCTGGTAATGCTGGTACACAAGCAGCTACTAGTAATAACGTTAGATAAAATCTAACTAGTGAGGGGAAGGCTTCGGCTTTCCCCATTATTACCAAGGAGAAATCATGAATAGTTTAGACCAAAGATTAATAGAATTAAATCAAGCACTATTAAAGCTTGCTACTGGCATGGAGAAATCTGCCGATAAAGAATTACTTGACCGTGCTGTAAATGTTTTATCGGGAGTTAATACTGGACCCGGTAACGATACAGTGATAGTCAATCATCATCCTAGTAATTGTAATGATACTCCAGGGATACCTGGACCACCGGGACCAGAAGGACCACCGGGACCGCCTGGACCTCAAGGCGAACCCGGAGTTTGCGAAGGTTGGATATTTAATGCTATCCTGGTGAATGACACATATTATGCTCAACTTGAAGACTTTTATATTGGCGTAGATAGCACTGGCCCAACAACTATCTATTTACCGGAAGAACCGGTTGATGGTAAATTGATTATAGTTAAGGCTGAGATGGCTCCGCCATTGGGTAACCGTAAAATTACTGTAACTACAAATAATGGTACTTTAATTGATGGCTATACTGAATATGTTATACAAGTATCTCATGAGTCAGTTTCATTAATCTATCGCGGCACAGAATGGCACGTAGTAGGATAATTAAATTTTACTTAAATTTGTTATAATTATATAATAGTACTTAATAAAAAAAACAATAATTCAGAACCGAGGAATCCCCCTAATGCGGCGGAGTCTTTCTTGGATTAATGTTAAATATGATATAAAGGAAATACAATGATACTTAAACAACTATTGGAGTAAAAACAAAACATTGATGGTGATATACAAAAGTGCCTTGAGGGTGAGTTTTTAGAAATAAAGTTAGCCGCAGATACTATGGCAGAATGTGCAACAAACATTAAAGGTCAAGGGTATTCGGCTTTTATAAATTCAAGAGAGAATTTCTTAGAAAAGATTGACCGAATTTGTAGGTTTTATAGAAATCACGAATAGAGTGTTATAAATATTGTTACCTATTGAAAGATAGGACACAATGCGCATAGCATTCTTACAGGGCAGACTTAGGTTTGCCCTTTTTTTACTGTAAATATTAGTTTACTTTAATTAAATTTTTATATATAATAAGTAATATAAATTATAAGAAGCTACATTGGTAAGGAAAGAGTTATAATAATATTATGCATGATATATTATAACTGGCCAGTGTACAATGGCAAAACGGAGAATGGGAAGGTGTTAACCGGATACCTCACCGGCCAGTGTAGTTCCTTATAATACCAACAAGGAAGTATTATGGAAAATTTAAGTAAAGAAGCCATTNANTCTAATATAGAGTTTTATAAACTTCAAAAGGAATATNATTCCAATNTANATACTGAAGCCCTATTAAATGAGATTAAATGGTCAAAGTTACTTAATGATATGGAGGAANAAGATGTGGATTGAAAANGTATCATACGAAGATATAAAAGAAGGCTTACATTTTGATGCCGGTTCTAATTCCATGCTTATTCAAATCGTAGACCCTGATATGGATTTTCCAACTCCCAAATATGACTTTAAATTAGTCTATCAAGTTAAGTTTCTTGATGTTGAGAATGATGAAACTGTTGGTATTGTATATAAAGAAGCTATCAATGATGAACATGCCACTATTTTGGCCGATGCTTTGACCGTTGCTAAAAATAATAACATGAATGTAATTGTTCATTGTGTTGCTGGACTCTGTAGGTCTGGTGCTGTTGTTGAA